CCCTCCCTCCCCCCGAGGGACCGTCACGACCCATGTGAGGCACGTGTGAGCCCGTCTAAGCCCCGAACGTCCCCGAAGCAGGCCGAGGTACCACCTGCGGGTCCCGACGCACCTGACGAACTTGGTGGCTTCGTAGGCGTGGTCGCCTCAGCGGTCTACGAAGCGGTCATGGCAGCCGAGTGGCTCACGCCGGCCGACGGTGCCGCCGTCGCACTCGCCTCGAGGCTCGCCGCGGACATCGACTCGTGCGACGACGCGCAGCAGATCGCGAGCCTGTCGCGCACACTGCTAGCAGTGCTAGCAGCCATCGGCCTCACCGTCGCTGGTAGAACGTCGACCGACACGCCACCACCCGCACAGGAGAACCCGCTGGATGCCCTCCGAGCTCGAGCAGCTGGTCGGCTCACCGACGCCAAGAGTGCAGACACCGCGACCGTCCGGTCCATCGCGGGGCGCTGACCTCATCGACCTGGCCGAGGCCCTCGGTCAGCCGCTTCTGCCTTGGCAGCAGTACGTCGCCGAGGCGGCGCACGTCGTCGACGACCGCGGACGGTGGAAGCACTCGACCGCCGGCGTGCTGATCTCACGGCAGAACGGCAAGACCCACCTGCTGCGCCTTCGCATCATCGCCGGCCTGCTCCTGTGGGATGAGCGCCTAGTGCTCGCCACCGCGCAGTCCCGCGAGGTCGCCCTCGAGATGTTCCGCGGCGTCGTCGAGATGTTCGAGGACACCCCGTGGCTCGCCCGGCAGGTCAAGCGCGTCAGCCGGACGAACGGCAAGGAAGAACTCGAGCTGCTCGGCGGCGCCCGCTTCAAGATCGTGGCCCCGTCCGAGGGGGGCGCACGCGGGTACTCAGCCGACCTGGTCATCATCGACGAGGCCCGCCAGCATCGCACGACCGACGCCTACGCCGCGCTCGTCTACACGACGCAGGCCCGACCGAACCCGCAGGTATGGGCCGTGTCGAACGCCGGCGACGCAGGATCAACCGTGCTGAACGCGCTGCGCGATCAGGCGTTGCAGTCAATCGCTAACGGCGAACCGGGTCCGCTCGGCTGGTGGGAATGGTCGGCTGAGCCCGGCGCGAAGCTCGACGACACCGACGCGTGGGTCGCCGCCAACCCGGCTCTCGGCCACCTCGTCCAGCCTGAGTCGCTTCTCGCCCGCATCAAGTCGGACCCGCCTGAGATCGTGCGTACCGAGATGCTGTGCCAGTGGGTCGAGACGCTCGACTCGCCGTTCCCAGCCGGCACCTGGGCCGAGTGCTACCACGAGAACCTCGAGCTCGACCCCGACCTGCCGACGTTCCTCGCCATCGACGTCACCCCCGACCGGCGCGACGCCGCGCTCGTCGCGGTCCAGCAGCTCGACGAAGACGCGGAGAACCTCGCCGCTTTTGTCCTCGACTCGTGGCATGCCGACGACACCATCGACGACCGCAAGGTCGCCGGACAGGTCGCCACCCGAGCCCGCGAGTACCACGCCCGCGTCGTCGCCTTCGACCGCTGGACCGCCGCCGGCATCGCCTCAAGGGTCGCCCAGGTCGGCATCCCCGTCGGCGACGTCTCAGGCTCAGCGTTCACTCAGGCGTGCGACGAGCTCCTCGGCGCGATCGTGTCCAAGCGGCTCCGCCACGCCGGCCAGCCGCTGCTGACCGAGCAGGTCGCCGCGTCCGCCCGCAAGCAGACCGGAGACGGCGGATGGCGCATCGTCCGCCGCCAGTCCGCCGGACCCGTCTGCGCCTCCGTAGCCTTGGCCATGGCAACCCACCATGCTGTGCGCCCCGTCTCACAGGCGGCCATCGTCGTCGGTTAGGATTTGCCCATGGGCCTTCGCGACATCATCCTCGGAACCACGCCTCCCCCGCAGTCTGAGGAGGGTGAGACCCCCATCACCGCGTCGCTGGCCTCCGCCCGATGGCCCACCTGGGAGCAGCTGACCGGGGCCTCGGGCGTCAACGTGGCACGCAACCAGGCGATGACCGTGCCGGCCATCGCCCGCGCTCGCAACATCATCGCCGGCTCGATCTCGGGCCTGCCGATCTACAGGTACACGCAGGACGGTCGCGACCTCCTGCCGGCCCCGTGGATGCGGCAGCCCGACCCGCTCGTCACCCGGCAGACGACGATGGCGTGGACTATCGACTCGCTGTTCTTCTACGGCGTCGCCTACTGGCAGGTTCTCGACGTGTACGCCGAGGACGGCCGGCCCAACCGCTTCCGCTGGATCGACCCGGTCCGCGTCTCCACCGAGCTCAACCGCGAAGGCACGATGGTCGACCACTACAAGGTCGACGGCAAGCGTGTACCCGACCGCGGTGCCGGCTCGCTCGTCGTGTTCTCCGGCTACGAGGACGGCCTTCTGCGTCGTGCCGGACGCACGATCCGAACCGCTATCCAGCTCGAGCAAGCTGCGCTCACCTACGCCGAGACGCCGTCGCCGATGGTCGCCCTAAAGAACTCAGGGTCTCCGCTGCCGACCGGCACGGTCAACGAACTCCTCGCCGCATGGCGTGAGGCCCGCAACCGCTCCGCCACCGCCTACCTCAACGAGTCCATCGACATCGAGCGTGTCGGCTTCTCGCCGTCCGAGATGGCGCTGACCGAGGCGCGCATGGCGACCGCGCAGGAACTCGCCCGCGCCGCCGGCATCCCGCCCTGGTACCTCGGCGTCGACGCCGGCTCGTCCATGACCTACCAGAACGTCGGCAACTCCCGCCGCGATCTCCTCGACTTCGCCCTGATGCCGTTCATCACCGCCATCGAGCAGCGGCTCAGCCTCGGCGACATCCTCGTCGCCCGCGAGAACATCAAGTTCGACCTGACCGACTTCCTCCGCTCGAGCCCCATCGAACGCGCGCAGCTTTACCAGGCGCTCGTCCCGCTCGGTATTTTGAGCCCCGAGGAGGTCCGGCAGCTCGAGGATCTCGCACCCGGCGAACAGGCCAACTGATGGACAAGCAGCTGCGCGTCACCTTCACCGCCGACGTCACCGCGGCGGACTCCGAGAAGGGCGTCATCGTCGGCACCGTCGTCCCCTACGGGGCGTTCGGGAACACGAGCCTCGGCCCTGTCGCTTTTCAGGCTGGCGCGTTCGGCAAGCCGCCCGAGACCGTCAAGCTGCTGCTCGAGCACGACGCCCGCCGTCCCATCGGACGCGCCACCGGCTTCGTCGACGGCCCCGACCACATGACCGGCACGTTCAAGCTCAGCCGGACCACCGCTGGCAAGGACGCCCTGATCGAGGCAGCCGAGGGGCTGCGCGAGGGCCTGTCCGTCGGCGCCAACATCATCGACTTCGAGGACACCGAGGAGGGCTACGTCGTCACCGCGGCAGAGCTCGTCGAGGTGTCGCTCGTCACGACCCCGGCCTTCTCCGAGGCCGGCGTAGAGCAGGTCGCGGCATCGACGCCCGAACCTGAGCCCACTCCCGACCAGGAGCCCGTAACCATGGAGCACGAGACCCCCGAGGTCGAGCCCGCCGCCGAGGTGGTCGAGGCCTCCAAGGTCGAGGCGGCCGCCCCGACCTCCCAGTACATCACCGTCGGCGCACCTCGCGCGCTTGACGGCATGACCGCAGGTGGCTTCGCCAAGGCGCAGCTCGAGGCGGCAGCCGGAGACCGCGACGCACAGATGGTCGTCCAGGCCGCGCTTGCGGACAACACGACCACGACCGGCGCCGGCGTCGTCCCGACCCGCTTCCTCACCGAGGTCATCTCGGTGCTGGACAACAGCCGCCCGTTCGTCGACGCGATCAGCCGCGACACGCTGCCCGCTGACGGCATGGACTTCAAGATCCCGCGCGTCACGCAGAAGCCGTCGGTCGCCGAGCAGGCCGCTGAGGGCGACGAGGTCTCCTCGACCGCCTTCGAGCTCGACTACCTCACCGTCGACGTGAAGACCTACGGAGGCGGTCAGCGCATCAGCCGCCAGCTCATCGAGCGTTCCGACCCGGGCTTCCTCGACCGTCTCATCATCGAGATGGCCGCGCAGTACGCGCAGCAGACGGACCTGTTCGCGTTCGGTGTCGCCACCTCTGGCGCCGGCACGTCGGACGGCACGGACATCTACCAGTCGATCGTGAAGGGCATCGCCGACTCGTCTTCGGTCATGCGGTTCACGCCGTCTCACATCGTCGTCCCGGCGTCCGGGTCCGGCTCGATCACGCTGGAGAAGCTGCTCCAGCAGGTCGACGGGTCCGACCGTCCGCTGTT